TCTGCATCTCTTTACGTTCAGCATACCAGCGTTTTAGCAGTCCAGGAATAATACCTTCTTTTTCATATGTAAAGATCGTACCGTTAGCACTTAGTATCCATGGTTTATGACTGTTAAAAATCATTTCATAAATTTCAGCACCACTATGTATAGATACATCACCATTTTCCCAATCAATGGTTATTTCTTCTGCTTTATCTTGATTAATCACAGCCTCATATTCTAAACTACCAAATTTATCTTCCCAAGACCCAGCAAAACTTTTTTTGTATAAAGTCATCTGTGTTTCAATAAATTCTTGTGTTTTAGTTTGTCTTAGCTGACCCACAATAGTTTCAGGTGCCATGTTTAATGCTCGAATAGCACTAGGATAAAGACTGTTAATATCAATTGCCCCAATCCAATCATGTAATCCTTTTTTAGGATATGCTACATATGCACCAGCTGCTTGTGTGTCGCCTTGTTCTGATTTTCTAGTTCTGCTAGGAACAATTAATCCTTGTTGATGTGATTCGTTAATGATAGCTTGCTCGGTCATGGCTACAGCACCCATTGTAGTTTGTAATAGTACTGTGTTACCATGTGCAAGTACATTGGCTAGATCTAAAAATTTTAATTTTCTATCTAATTTGTTTAACAGAGAAGTGTCTTGTCTGTTATATTCAATGAACTTTTTAAAATCGTTATTATAAAGTTGATCTAAAGTTCCTTCGTATTGCGTTTTCTTTTCACCGAGCTCTAGTTCACCAATAGCATCTAATCGATAACTATGTTGTTCTTCATACTTGTATTTTCTATAAACTTCTAAACTATCTAAATGTACTCTGCCAACCAAGTCATAAGTGACAGCCATTTTACCAAATTTTTCATATTCTCTTTTCTTAGGATAATGATCCCACAAACAGAATCTTTTAGTGTCTTCTTTGCTTAATACTTTGACAACACGGTTAACAGTATACGGAATATCGTAACCTTCCGAATTCCAACCAGTTAATACATCTGCATCGTCAATTAATGTTAGAAACGTATCTAACATTTCTGCTTCAGTTTCAAATAAAATTGTATTTGGAAAATCTTTGACTTGCTCTTTGGCCTGATCCATGGTCAAAGTTTTGGGAGGTATTGCTAAACATACTAACGTATCCATCCATTGTAGATGAACAGCGATAGCAGTGATTGGCATAAACGCATCATCTGGACTAGCATATCCACGTTCTGGATCGAAATCTACTTCGATATCAAAAAATGCGACATGTAATTTAGGGGCGTCGATACCTAAATAATTTTCTTCTAAGCATCTGAATACTGGATTAATGTCACTTTCATATAATGTATGATTACTGTGAATTTTTTGCTCTTTAGTAAATTCCTTAAAACTTCTTGTAGAAACTTTACTAAGATTTTCACCGAAGATGCTTTTATATTTTCCTTTTCCGTCAGGATAATAAAAAAGATATTTTGCAGGATAATCGATAAATTTTCTATGTCCTTTAGCATCACGTTCTACGACGTGAATGACATCTTTATCCCTATCCCAAAGGGCGTCTACATAACTCATTCTATCTCCTCTGCCACTTTCGGCTGGCAAACCAAAAAGATCATTTATGGCTGATCAAACCTTTCTCTACTATATTTAATTCTTAAAAATTAGATCAACAATTTTTTCACACATGATTGCAAAGTAAAGACATGCAGCCATTATTCCTGCTAGGAATATTCCCATTAAAATCCAATTTAAAATTATTTTTAGTATAATAGAATATATCATGTTGTTAATAAAAATCTAATATACCCGTAAGTATCAATGACGGTCATTACTACACTCATTACTACCATTCCAACACTGCCTCGACTGATACCGCAAAATATCATTAGAAAGGTTCCACTGAGCCAAAGAGGATACGTAATGCCATATGGAACATTTGGAGCCATTTGCGCAAATATAATTGCAGTGGCTAATGCAGTAAACGCATTATATGTTTCAGCAGACAGTCTCCAAGGATTAGCATTCCAATCAGCGGCTACCCATTTTTTAGTTAGATTAAAATGGTGACGAATCTTCTGTATCATCAGAGCCTTGTGTAGTTGTAGATTTAGCAGTAGATACAGTTTGATTCCAAGGGCCAGCATGACCCGTAGTATGTACGATATCTTCCAAATCACTAAAATCTTTTGCTGTTTGTTCCCAATCGTCTTTCATCGCTGTTCGAATAGCTTTTTTAATGACGCTAGGTTTAATGTCTAGTTCTTCTGCTACTGCTTTGATGGTATCGTTTAGACCTTCTTGAAGGCTTTTGATTTCTTCTAAAGTCTGCCAACCATCTTTTACTAGTTGTTTCAATTTTGCTTGTTCTGGTGCACCGAAAACTTTGGACATGTTTAACTCCTATGAATAGTCTATATTATAAGTTCTATTTAAAACTAAGTCAATAGGTAGTCAAACGAATAGGGCCCAAAAGCCCTATTCAATTTTTTACTTTTTTACTTTTTAAATTGTTCTAATCGTTCTTTTAACATCAGCATATATTGATCATCAGTTGGTATTTCCATTTCTTGCTCTGAATTTTTTTCGCTTTGCATATAATCCCAAACAGTAATCAACATATCTGTTGCAACAGCGATTTTTTCTTGGCACCATTCTGGTAAATTATCTCCAGGACCAATTTCGTCATCAATCCCCATTACTGCACGTTTCAAAGTTTCCAGATTATTGTCGGCCATTCCAGCTTCATCATCATACTCACCATGATCATGCATTTCATCATGTGACTCGAATAGTCTAGCTGCTAGTTCTTCTTTTTTAGATTCAGCAATTAAACTTTTTGCCTGTCGTACTAGTTGCAATGCTTCTTTTATTTTGTCTTTAGATTTTTTGTCTTTAGATTTTTTGGCTTTGGCCATTTCTTTTTCATATGCTGCTTTAGAAACTTCTTTACCATTTATTGTGTATGTTTCTTCTTTTAACTTGTCTGAGGTAGCGGCTTTTACAGCAGTCTTTTTATCCTGCCCACTAGCCATTCTACGTGCGGTTTGAACATCATCAAAATTATGTTTACCGTCACCAGTTAAATCTTTTTTACGCTTCTTACTTTCAGCCACGGCTTCGTCATCTAGTTCAAAGTCTCCAGCATCAGCACGTTTATTACTTCTTGTGGCAGGAGCACTCTTAGATTTTTCTGGTTTCCAACCTGGGGGAGGTGCAGTGGCTCCATCTGGCGGGCTGGGAATATTTCCATCAATTTCTTTATAATTAGGATTAGTTGGACCAGGTGTGTCCGGACTCCAACGCTTGTCTTTATTTGAGCCAGATTTTACTTTGTACTTGTCCCCTTCTTTGCCGCCTTCTTTCACTTTATTTCTAAATTTAAAATCATTCATTTGTCTATCTAGCTCCATTTCTCTTGGGTCCTGTTGTTGATTACCGTAATCCTGTTGAAACTTTTGGTACTGTGCTTTATTCATTACTCTGCCATTAACCGTGTAGGTAGCGTTGTCAGGATCTTTATCAACACTCCTTAATATGTTCTTATCATAACTGTTAAGACTATTTGGGTCTGAACGTAATGGAGCAGCATCCCGTGCAGCCGCAGCTTCTGCATCTTTTACTGACTGTGGACGTCTAGATAGTGCTATTTCATTATCTAATTCATCAAAAGCAGCAGCAGCTCTTTGACGTAGATCTTCTTTGATTTTTTTAGGCAGGCCTTTGTGTTTAGTACTGGCAAAATCTTTAGCAGATTTTTGGCTCATTCCTTTTGCTATTTTTGCAACTTTAGGACTAGCTGCTGGCCCTCCTTTTTTAGCAGCGTATACTGCTCCTATAAGACCTTGTTGAGCTCGACTTTTTGATGGCATAACCTATTCCTTTATTTTACAATATTTATCGTTTTACTAAACTGCCGCCAGTAAGTAAATTGGCATCCATATCTAATGCGTTTTTAACGGTGCCATCTTTATTTTTAGAATTTTTTACTTTTTTATTAGGATAAACTGCCCCAACAGTGACGTCGGCTGCAGATGTTGATCCTTGTGTAGGAGATTCCATTATTGGTTCCGGAATACTAACAGTTTTCCCATCTGGTAATCCTATTGAATATCCCCCTGGAATTACATTTTTAACCACTCCTTTAATAGTCATTCCTTGATAATTGACATTAATCATATCACCAATTGAATATCTTCGTTTTTTAGGTTGAGCAGTATCAGATGAACTTTTGTCTGATGGCGTATTAAATGCAGACCCTTTACTTACATTGCGTGTGACTATTTCTTTACCAGTCTGTCTTGTTGCGCCTTTTTGAATCTCTTTACCAACTTGTTTCTTGGTAGTTGCTTGTAATTCTTTTCTAGCTAAAATTGGACCAATAACCCATTTGGAAGCACGTAGTAACGGAATAACTGTAGCAACATCTAATGCAGCTTCGCCAGTAGTGTAACCAGGTCTAATTTCTGAACTTAAAAAATTAACAATATCTTTTCCGTATTTTAAAGCAGTCGACGGTTCAATACTCAGTGCATCTGCAACATCGCCTGCGGTCAGTGAAGTGTCACCCATTTTAAGCAACTCTGCATCACGAATTTCATCTTCATTTAAAATGTTTTCTAAAAGTTCATTAATTTTCATTTTATATCTCTTTATCAAGTTATTTAATTAGATGTCTATATTTTTTGTCGGATATTCATCATTAGGTAATGGCATTCCTTTTTTCTTCCAATTATCTGGTGGTTTAGTATTTTTGTTAAACACCGGACGTTGAAAATCTTTCTCTTTCTCTATAGTCGTTCCATATTGATACAACTCAGGATTTTTCAATATTTCACGAGATTTTCTTGGAGTAGTATATCCAACCAATTGATCGTCACCTTCATCTGGAGATATTGGATTGAAACCTGGGGTTATGTCTTTTAATAAAGCATCAATCTCTTTTTCTCTTTTTACCAAATCATCTAATCTTTTTTCTACAGAATCTCTGTCTGGATCTACAACATCATTTTCATTAAGTAATTCAAATATTTTCATTATTTTTTTCCGCCTTTCATATTGGCCAACCAATGTGCCATGCGTTGCTTTTCACCTGATGAATTTTTGGCAGTCTTACGAAGACTGCTAACACTGGCTTTAGTATTAACACCCATACGTTTAGCCAGACCTTTGCGTCCAGGATTTTTTCCATCAGCAAAATTTTCTTCAATGTCTTTATCACCACTTTGTTGTACAGCGATCATTTTCCCTCTGTCTAAACTTTGTAGTTTTTGTGGTTCGTGTTTTTGTTGACCTTTAACTATTTCTATAGCTCGCTTAAATCCTTTTAGAACAACGTCGAGACCATCCTCATCTGCTTGATACTTAATACCAACACCACCTTTAGCTTCCCATGCACTGATGTTACTACCTCTATCATCAATTAAAATATTTGGAGTACCGTCTGCTTGTACTGCATATTTGGCTTTATTGGGTGTAATTATTATTTCTTTAGGCTGTATTTTTAAATATTTTTTAATCCATGCCTTTTTCCATTTCTCACTCCCAGCATGGTCTCCCCTTAATGGACTTGAGCATATATGATAATGACCAAAAGTTTTTACAATCATATCTACTAATGCATCAGCACTGGGAAATTTGGGTAATCTAAAAAAGAAATCAGTACCTATCATTTTATCTAAAGTAGGATCTACTTTGGCTGGAGGTATAGATCTGTAATCACCGGAAGTGACTCCTGCAAGTTTAGCATACTCGGCAAAGAAGTCTGCGATAACTCCATCCATATCTAAATAAACTTCTGGTTTAGACATTAACAATCTCCTCTCCTGATTGCATTGCTAATTTTATTGCCATCTCCGCCTCTTTCTTGTTTTTAAATTTTCTTTTCTTGCCACCTATGAGCAATACTATTTCATTATTCTCTATATTATCTGTAGAACTAATGTTTCTTGTTAAATCGGATCTGACTCTGTCATAGAAATTTCCAATAGAAGAACCTATATCAGAAATAGTTCTTGACACGTTATCAGTATCTAAAACAGATTTTGCTGTTGGAGCAGAAGCAACTGCGACAGATTTCGGTAGTGAAACATCAGTTTTTCCGTCTCTGCTTCTAGGTTGTGAAGTTCCACTCTTTGCCATAGCTATTGCAATATATTCTCCTACTGTAGGTGCTTTAGGATTTTTTCTGTCTCGCCAGTGTGTATTAATAGTGCCGTCTTTATTAACTGCGCCAGGGCCTCCATAATATGCTGCATATACTTTGGAAGGATCGCCATCATATTTTTTATAATAATGAGCTAATAGTGCATCACCTGCAGCCTTGTTTTGTTCTGGATTTTGTATATCATAATCTTTTGGTATTATACCAGTTTTTTGCATCCAACCAAATGTTGATGGAAGAATTTGCATTGGGCCTATAGCACCTGCATAATTAGGTTTGTCAGTTTTTGCTTTCCCATACCCACTTTCAGTTCCGTGAACATTACTTTGGATTGTAGCAAGTTCGTCACTATTTTTTTGAACAGTGTCAGCTTTAGTGTCTTTATTTTCAGCAAGTAACTCAGTAATCTTCATATTACCATTTCCTACATGACCAATAACGTGCTTTATCTCTGGGACCAGGATTATCACAATTATGTCTTGCTCTAAAACTCCTGCGTCTTGCAGGATTTGATTTTTTAATCTTCATATTAGGATCACCAAAGTTAACCTTAACTATGTTTCCTTTTGAATTTTTAACATAAACTTTGAATTTTTTAACATCACCACGCATAGGTTTACCTAAAGGTACACTACGACCCTGATATTCCGCCTCATCTAATTGATGATCTTCATTGTACCAAAGTTCTCCGTATGCTTCGTAGAATTCATCACCGTCATATGTTTCTTCTAAACTTTCATTCTTTTTTCTACCTTGACAGTGAGCACGTTGACTAAATCCTTTAGGACTGTCGCAATTAATGCTGCTCTTATATTTTTCACTCCAACTTTCTGTGATGAATTCAGTAGCTCTCATGTTAAATCCTTTTCTCACCTGTTAGATATGGTTTGCTAAACCAAAGTTTAAACCATTCTGGAGTACCAGGTTTAATATCGTGTTGTTTCATTAATTCTGCATTATTATTTGCTGTATGACTTATGTTAATATCTCGCTGACTTAGTTTATACTCTTGTAACCTTGCCTGTCCGTTTATTCCTCCCATACCAGAAAGTATTTTTAATTCTTGTATAGGATCTTTTGGATCCAAGTAACAGTCGTCGTCACTGGATTGATTAATATCTTGACTAGTTACTCTGTATTGTTTCATTTTAATGTTGCTCTTAGCATCCAGCTGTGTTTATTATGTGCATCTTGTCTATTGGCTAAAAAATCACTTAGGCCATATTCGTTATATTCTTCTGAAAGTCTAAAAGTGAATTTAAAAATCTCTGACATTTTCTCACTGTCCTGTAATAGTTCAATGACCATTTCTTTTGCAGACGGGATAACAGTTTCGTCTTCGATAGCACTCAGCATATTGAATCCGATTAAACTACCAGGTGTATAAGCATTTATTTTACGTATATTTTCTGCAAAATCATCAATACTAGCATATACTTCCTCATAAATTTTTCCAAACAATTCATGATATTGTTGAAAATTTTCGCCTTCAACATTCCAGTGAAAATAATGTGCTTTTAGATAAAAACTAAATTCACTAGCAAATGCAATTTTTAGAGCTTGTTGTAATTTTTCCATCTTTATTCCTTAGGCACACAATTTGGTACAGTTTTGCCATTTTTCTTTTTGGTTCCTACAGGCTTATATCCTTTCCAACAAGGATTGTCTTTTGGATCTTTTAAACCTTCCGCTATGTCAGGATTGCCGTATTCTTTTGTAACCTTATCCATTAAAAGTTCTATCATTTTATCTTCATCATTTAATAGTTCTGTCATTCCCTTAGCAGCTAATTCATCTGCTAACTCATTAATCATATCTTCTAATGTATCTGATACACCAGTGCCTAACAGTCCGTGCATAGCATCAACTAACATTTCCTCATCTTCAGATTGCGCAATACGATGTAGTTCCATATCTATTTCGTTATTGAAACCTTCCGCTACGCTTTTACTTTTATGTTTTTCGTAACCTTGCTTTTGCTCTTTCTTTTTATCACGATGAGCACCTGAGCCACTAGTCTGTTGATTTTTGGCAACAAAGTTGCGAGGTTTCACTGGAGCTTTTACGCCTTTTTTATTTTCTAATAATATTTCAGTGATTTTCATTTTAATTTCCTAATCTGTTTTAAATTTTCTACAATTATACGTAAATCAGAAAGCTGTTCTCTAAGAGAAGCATTTAATTTATCTACTTGTTTGTCTGTTTCGGGAGATTGTCCTGGAACCTTCTTTGCTATTTGTTTTTTAGCGACTGGTTGTTTTGCTACTACATTGGTAGCTGGAGTTGCTTCTTCTTTATCTAAGTTCATAGCTTTTCTAACAGCTTGATAAAGTGTAAGCCCATTTACAGTAATATTAGAGTCGACACCTGTATATTCTTGAAACTTTTGTTCATTGCCAGAAATCGCAGCCTCTCTAGCTTTAGTGCCACTAAATCCTTGTATACCTGTGCTTTCTGGATCTCTATCTCCAGCACTAATGTAGCTCATGTGAACGAAATCTCTTGCGCCAGATGGATCAGTGCTACGAATAGGACCGCTGTTCCAACCATTTAGTAATTTTTCAATACTACCTTTTTCTTTGCCTAATCTATCACTACCAGCAACAAATGCCATATTCCTAAAACCTTTGCTATATAGCCAATTAGCAGCGTAAATTGGACCTTGAACAAAATCAGTCACTATTCTTCCTGCAGCATTTGGATATATTTCTGCTATAAACTTTGCTTTAGTAGATGGGTCTAGCGGATCATCAGTTCCAACACTGTTACTTAAAAAGATAAATGCGTTTTCACCACCTGACTCTAAAGTCTTGTTTATTACTAATCCATGACCTAATGTAGGTGGATTCATTCTACCGAAACAAAACACAGCTAAAGGCATTTGTTTCTTTTGAGAAACTTCTTCATCGCTGACTTTGTGTTTAGCAAAATTTGCTCTACTAAATCCTAATCTATCAATTAATTTTAGTTTATCTTTTCCAGAACCAAATACATATCCTTCGTGTGCATTAACGCCGTCAGTGATAGCAATTATTTCGCTACCTTGTTGTTGAGCATCTATCTGTTGTTTAATATTAGTTTTAAGTTCTGTGATAGCTGCCCACATTGACCATATTCCTAATAGTCCAGGTCCGCCACCATCTTCTTGATACAACCAACCATCTTTATTAGTTCCCAGCATTTTTTGCGCCGCTGAGTCAGTTAGTCTTTCTTTTAAAAATTCTAAAAATCTCGGAACAATGTTTCCTGATATGTCATCTTCTTCTAACATACGTGTAATAAATGGGCCCATGGCAGTTATTACACTTTTAGATTTCATTTCTGTTAGATCTTGAATAAATTTATCTACTGATGATTTGTGTTGACTAATAATTTGTTGAGTTTTATTGGCTAAATCTGTATTAACTGCAACCCTAGGTTTATCTTTCATTTCTCCTACCATGAAAGTTATTCCACCATCGTCATTCAATCCTTTAAGACCTACTAATGGTTGGTCTGATTGACCTAATCCAGGTATAAAAGTATGTACAGCAATACCGCCAACACTTCTAGCAATTTTGTCACTTAAAGTATTACCTCTGCCAGGAGTATCATCTATTTTTACTCTATACTCCACAGTATTTGGTTTAAAAACAAAATATCCATTATCTGTTTTAGGAGTTCCAGTCCACATTAGATCTCCCATCCAGTATTGATCACGAACATTAGGAATTACTTTATCTAATGCAGGTCTTAATACACTTTCTTGTTCCCAAAGACTAGTTCTATTAGCATCACGTTCTTCATCATATGATCTAATACTAGTAAAATTCATTTTACCTTTAGAAATTTTGTCATACATGTGTTTGTCTACAAACACTAGATTACCTTTTGAATCTCTGCCAAATACTACAGCAGGAAATCCGTCCCATTTAACACTAACAGTGCTGGGGTCTTTCTGTAAATTTATTAAGTCTTTTAGAACTCTTTCTGCGCCAGCACTGCCATTAGAGATAATAAGGTCTTCTGGATGGTCAATGCCTTCCATTATAGCTTTTTTGCTGGAGTTGAAGAATTCTAATAATTTCATAGCTATATTTATTGTATTTTAATTTGGAAAGACTTGACGCATTTTTGCTGGATCTTTGGCTAAAGCGTCTTTAATTCCCGAAATACTTGACATATCTTTAGCAGTAGCAGTTGGACCTAGCAATATTTTAGCTATATCGTTCTTGTTTATAGCAACTACTTCGTCAGTTTCTCTATCTACGAGTCCCCTATCTGGACTGTATTGTAAACTACCTTTTTCCTCGCCAGTTTTAGGATCTGTGAAAGTAGATTTGCTGGCTAATTTGACTAATGTAGGATATACATCTGTAAATAGTTGTCCACCTCTCATTCCAGGATCTCTAGTAAAATCATGTGAATGTAGTTCCCAAGAACTTTCAGGTCTAACAATTAAATCAATAGAATAACTTCTACCATTATCTGAATATTCTACTGTAAGTGTGCCAGGATCAGTGGGAAAGCCACTCTGAGTCATATATGATGCCAAAGCCCATTTACTAGCACTCAGTTCTAGTCTAGCTTTTTTATTAGGATCTGCTAGAGTAGTTGCCATGGCTTTTGGACCTAAAGGTTTTTTACTCGCAGCGTTATATGATTCGATGTCTGGTGGAAACTGCTTTAAAAGTTGCATAGGGTCAATCATAATATCTATGTCTCCGCTATCTTCTCTACCACCGCCACCATAAGGATGTTCAGGATCAAAACTTCCTGCACCGCCAGCAGTCCAACCTGCTTTAAGTCCGGCTTTTTTTAAGATAGGATTTAAAACAGATTTAGCTTTTAGAAATACATCTTTATTGACTCTCGAAACTTCTATCCCTTGTCCTGCTAGACGTTTACCGCTTTCTAATAATTCTCTTATTTTCATATGCCATACCTATTCTTTTTCTTTTTAGCAACAGGACTATGCGTGTTAATACTTTTTAGTTCATCACTATCCAAATTACCATGATTTAAATCTTTATAACTGGCTCCTGCAGCCTTGTAAGCCATTTTTAATTTTTTTTGATCTTCCTCGGAATAAGGATGTGCTGTTTTATATTTCCCTATCCAACTTTTAGCATCCATGTCTGGTACTGATTCGCCATCAGTACATGCAGCAGCCATCATAACTCTATATTGAGTATAATCACCGCTCCATTTTTCACCATCTGAATAAATGTGCAAACCACGAGTAGACTCTCGTTGTCTTTTGGTGACCTTGCCATCTTTAGATTCTAATAGTTCACTTATTTTCATCGTTATTCCTATTTCTATTAGCCACAGCCTTTGTGCTAAAATCTAACATATTTAAAGGGTTCGCAATTCTAAACGCTTCTTTATCTACAATGTCCTGAAATTTTTCTTTTGCGCTGGGACTAGGTATTCTAGTTCTAGGTGTTAATAAATCAGTGCTGTCTACATTGGCACCAATTTCTGGAAACCTGACACCAATCTTATAACCTCTGTTTTGAAAATCATTAGATATTGTAGCATAATCGTTGGTGGCTTTGCGATATGCATCTGTACCACCAAATCTTTTTAGATCTTTATCTATGTCGTATGTTGGAGGCTCCATACCATATTTTTTTCTAAAGGCATTATCAGCATGATATTGTATAGTTGCTTTTTCAGTTCCAACATCTTTTATTGTCATTGGATTGAAAGGATTGGGTTTATTTTTTAAATCATATGCAATATCACCAATTTTAGTGGATAATTTTTTAGGAGCAGTTTTTGACAGTGTGTTAACTGCGGCAAGAGCTGGTGCTTTGAATATACCAGTACCAATCAAATCCTCTGGACTAACAGGTGGAAGTTCTAATGCCTGTTCTTTTTCTTTTTTTCTGCGAGCTTCTGGATCAGTTCTCCAGTCTTTTTCAGTAGGCATCACTGGTATGTCAATGTCTCGTTGTAATGCTCTTCTTAACTCGTCTTCTTTATTATTTTTAAAAGGAGCTTGCTCCATAAATTCTCTTGCTCGCATTAGAATAGTCCTTTAACAAACTCAAGTCCTTGAGCAACTTTCTTTTTATCATCTTCTGCACGAGCCTTAGCTTCAGGAGTTTCTGCTTTATCGCGTTTACTAGCAGTGATATCTTTCATGGCTTTTGCTTCATATATTTCTAAAAATTTGTTTATAAAGTCATTTGAATTAGCATAATTTGACAAAGCACCTTTACCATACATATCATTTAGTTCAAAACTACTTGCTATGCCTTTAACAGCATTAACTAAATTACTGATTTTAATATCTTGTGTGTTAACTCCAGGATGCTTTTTTAACAATGGATCAATATATGGTTTGGTGACTCCTAACAATTTTGCTTCGTGCATGAATATATCATAAACAAACGTTTCGATATTAGAAGTAACTGTTTGTAGTTCATAATCTTTTCTAGTAGGAGTGTATGGGAGTCTTTGCCCATCTCTAACTTTAATTTGAGCTCCACTGTGTTGTATACTCATCAGTAGTAGTTCACCCAAAACACTGAACATATTTCCATAAAGTAAACCTTTTAGTCCTCTTTCAGGAGTGACTCTATATCTTCCCCATTGTTCTAATGGAACTGGATGTGGCATTAAGTCTACTTGCACATATTGATCATTGCCTATAGAGAAAATTGGATGTCCTGGTTCACTTTCTGGATGTATATAGTTTGGTTTGATAGTTTTTACAAATTCATCTTCTAACTTATGCCAAAAAGTCTGAACCTGTGCCATAGTTAGTCCCGCGTTTTGTTCTAATGCAGGAACTACTATTTGTAAATCTACATCACCATAAATTTTATCTTCTGGGTCTACGTCATGATAAGCACTACTGCCTGTAGGAGCGCCAATACGTATACTGGGAATATCTTTTTCTTTTAAAAAAGAATTAAAATCAACAGCAAATTTTTGTGCTATAGATAAGGCAGCTTTTACTATCTGTGGTTTTATCACAGTGCTTTGTGTTACTTTGGTGTCCCAGCCACCTTCTAATAATTCTCTTATTCTCATAATTATTCGTAAATATTAGGGTTGGCTCTGCCAAAGTCTCTCATTAATATCCCTGCTACACTATTTGCTTCGTTTTCTTGATCACTACCAGTTTCCCCTGCGTAAGGATCGTCCAAGTCACCTTCCAAATCTTGTTTGTAGTGGGTTAGTTCGTGTGCTAGAGTTCTGAGTATGTCAGCAATATGCCGACCTTCGATAGCTAAAATTATTTTATTTTCACCTGGTTGATAACCGCCAAATGATTTATATTTCGCTGAATAGCTTTTATCAGTCACTAATTGTATTTCTGGAAGTTCATTTATTTCTAATACATCAGCACAATACTTTAAGAAATCATTTAATATTTCTCGACGGTCTCCTAGGGAATACTCTAATAATAAATCTTTTACTTTCATTTTATATAATTCTCGGAAGCAATCTTGTGCAAATTATTGATGATATTTTCCCTCATTTTTTTAGGGAATAGTTTGTTTGGATCTTTCTTAAATTCTTTTTCTTTATAGAATTCTAAGCAGGATTTTTTAACCATTTCAGAAAGATCTTTGGTTACGTCTTTGCCCTTACGCATTTTTTCAATGATAGGAAAAAGGTCTTGTTTGTAAATTTGATCATTGTCTAATATAAATGCCATAACTTCTTTCTGCATTTCTTCGTCGACAAGTATTTCTTCTTCTACTTTGGTGCTTACACTAAAAAATTCAACCAGTTTCATATTTGATACCCTAAAAAGTAAACTCAAAAGCCCATTGAATGGCCCAATGATAATGTGCTATCATTGTATTTATTTGATTTTTTATCTTAGTGATTGAACAAGATTTGGCGTAAAACGCCTTGATTGACTGTTACTTTAGCACGAATCCAAACAAAATTCCCAGAAAAATTGTGGAAAGTATTGAAATTATTAGTTCCGTCGAAAGTAGTTAGAGTACTAGTTATATCTACCCAGTCACCTTCGTTGGGCTCTTCAGCTAATGTCGCTTGAATTACAATAGAGCCTCTAAAGTTGTTATTTTCACCGTAATTAATATTATCTGTTTCTGGCCAAGGAACATAAGTGACTGAATGGAAGCCATCTCCATTATAATAACCACTTCCTTCTTCTTTATTGCTAAAAAGTATAGCAGACCCTACAGTCCCAACAGGATGCTTGACTGTGCTGGCATTAATACTGTTTCTGTTCGAATCAGTATCTACATTAAAATAAAAAACTTTACTTGATCTTGGCATAGTAGTATATTTACACTATTTCAGTATCTAACACATATTGCTCAGTTCTAGATATCGCGTTACCTAAATACATGGTGACCATCATCAAAGTTTTAGGATCTTTGACATATAGGTAGTTATTGAAACAATACCCGCGGTAGGATCCGGTGAAAAGCTCTTTAGTTGCTCTAGGAATAATAATAGAATCTGAATAATTCTCTGTCCATTTTAAAAATTGGTCAGTGGTATTTCTAGAAATTTTCTCTAAAGAACTGATATAGGATTTGAATCTAAAACCTTGATTAGGTAGTTTTTTACAAATTATTACGTTGTTATTTTTTTCTAAGAATGATTGTTCTACGATTGATTTGGGTTGCCACAATCTAAGAAATTTCTTAGGAAATCTTAGTTGAACTTTTTCTAGAAGAGAAGTATCATTAGTATAGATGTTTAATGTATCTCCCTCTGCTCTAGTAACAAAGTCGTGTTCTAGTTTTGCATCTTCGAGAAAAAATGCAATTTTTAATATATTCTCTTTATTATCAACAGCTCTATTATGTAATCTGTTAGCAAAGTTTCGTACAGACATATTTTTGATATCTTCTAAAGATAGTCTTTTTAGATAACAAATTCCAGGTTCAGTTAATTCTATTTTAAAAAGCCATTTATTATAGAATAATTTTTTTGTAGTCTCAATCTTCAACAGGAGCCTCCAACAAATTTTGGCTATTACTTGTAGGCAATGGGTCCAAATAATTAAATTCTAATTCATTATTACTAAAATCTATCTTTACAACACCGCCATTAATCAAGTTGCCAAATAAGATTTCTTTACTCAATGGCTTTTTAATTTTATCATCAATAACTCTTAACAATGGTCTAGCACCCATGGCTGCATTGAAGCCTTTTTCTACTAAATGATCTTTAGCAGATGACGAAAGTTGTACAAATACATTTTTATCTGAAATTAATGAGTTAAGATCAGTTATAAACTTGTCTACAATTTTTACCATAGTGTTGTATTCTAGTTTATTAAATGAAATCACACCATCTAGTCTATTACGGAATTCTGGAGCAAAGAATTTAGTAACAGCACTTTGCATTTCTTCTGTTTTTTCATTATTGCCGAATCCTATCTTCTTTCTTTCAGCATCAGCAGCACCTAAATTAGATGTCATAATGATAATAGCATTTCTACCATCAGCCTTTTTGCCGTTGCTACCAGTAACGAACCCATTGTCCATTAACTGTAGAAGAACATTACTAACGTCTGGATGCGCCTTTTCAATTTCATCTAATAGCAAAATACAGTTCGGATTTTCTTGAAGATGTGTAATCAATTGTCCAGCATTATCGTCAAATCCAACATACCCCGGAGGAGCTCCAATAAATTTTGCTACGGCATGCTTTTCTTGGAATTCACTCATATCAAACCTAGTAAGATGTATGCCCATTTTTTGACTTAACACTTTTGCAGTTTCAGTCTTACCACATCCAGTGGGACCTACGAAAAGGAAACTTCCAATTGGTTTGTTAATACTTTTTAAACCTGCCTGAGCAATATAAATTTTATCTAATAAAAGATCTAGTGCCGAGTCTTGACCAAAAACTTCATTTTTAATTTCTTTTTCTAAATTTTTCAATACTTTAGTTTCTTTTGCCGCCACTTGCTCTAAAGGTAAGTTTGTCATTTTAGAAACTTCAAAAACAACTTCGTCATGATCTACGATGCCATTTTCTTCGTCTCTAACTTTAAACCTAGCACATGCACAGTCTATAATATCAATAGCTTTGTCAGGTAATTTTTTATCACTCATATATTTGATACTATATTTTACAGCATCAATAATAGCTTGATTGGTAATAGTACAACCATGATGCTTTTCATAATACTTTTTTAATCCTTTTAGGATTTTAATAGAAGTTTCTTCATCAGGCTCGCCAACAGTAACACGTTGGAATCGACGCATTAGCGCACGATCCTTTTCAAAGTGCTTACGGAATTCTTCCCAAGTAGTACTAGCAATAACTTTTAGTCCGCCCTTACTTAATGCAGGCTTCAACATATTAGCCATGTCTTGACTTTGACCACTACTTGCACCTGCACCATTCATCATGTGCGCTTCATCAATAAAAAGAATCGCTTTCTTTTTCTTTTGAATAGCAGTTAAAACAGTTTTTAGTCTTTCTTCAAAATCACCTCGATACTTGCTGCCTGCGAGCAATGCACTAATGTCTAAATTATAAACAGTGTAGTCTTCGATAAATTTCGGAACTTTGCCTTCTACAATTTTTCTAGCTAAACCTTCTGCAAGAGCAGTTTTACCTACTCCTGGGTCGCCAATTAACATGACATTGGATTTGTGTCTTCTAGCTAAAACTAGTTGCATTTCCTCTAATTCTCTATCTCTACCAATAACTGGATCAATCTGTTTCTGTTTTACTTTATTGTTCAAATTAACACAGAAATTATTGATTAGAGCTTCTAATTTACCTTCGGGAATAGTTTCTTGATCAGACTCTAAAGTAGAAATATTTTCTTTTTGTATATATTCTAGGAACTTTTCTTTGTCTACACCGTTAGATCTTAGATAATATAATGCGTGACTTTTCTTTTCATGTAAAATACTAATAAAACAATCCATAGGTTCGATGGTAGTTCTACCAGCAAATAGGGTTTGTGTAAATGCTCTATTCAGCATACGTTCCACACTATTTGTTTTCTTTGGTCTTACTGGTCCGTTAGAGTCAACAATGGTAGTTAAGTCATGCTCTATGTAATTTTTGAGCTGATTTTTAATTTCATCAATATTGGCTCCAAAGTCCTTCAACAAATTATAGAAAGGATCATTTGATACCATGCTATACAAAAAATGCTCTAGCGTAATATATTGATGTTTATTTTCTACAGCAAGTTGAATTGATTTTTCAAAAATTTCTTGCAGCTCTTCATTTGGTTCAAGCATATCGATTTACCTTTTTAGATTTTTTAACAGCCATAGCCCACTTTAAGGTACTTAGCCGGTCTTTGTATACTATTCCATTTAAATGGTCTAATTCATGTAAAAAACAAACACAGTCGTAACCTTCAAATCTGTTAGTTTGTTCTTCCCCGTCACTGTTTTGATATTTTGCAATTATCCATGATGGTCTTTTAACTTTAGCATAAATTATTGGAAAACTCAAACAACCCTCTTCCAATTCTCTAAGATCTGAACTAGCATCTAATATTTCTGGATTAAAAACTCCAAAACTTTTTTCTGGCATAAGTGCATGACCCATTACAAACATTCTAGCTCTTACGCCAACTTGCGGAGCCGCAAGTCCCATACCATTGTTGGCAAACATCGTTGACAGCATGTCTTTTTCTAATTCTTTGGGAGTTATTATTGGATTTTCAAAATCAAATTTTGGCATTACTTCATCTAAAATTGGATTCGGATATTTTACAATTATCATTTTATTTTAAATTCTTTATTTGATCTAGTTTAAAAGGATCATTTATATTAGGAATACTGACGTTTATTCTAACATATAATTTTCCAATATTACCATTTTGATCCCTCATACCTTCATTTTTTAGACTTAATGTAGTATTGGGTTGTGTTCCTGCAGGGACAGTTATTTGTAATTTTCTTTTATCTAAAGTAGTAACATTAACTGAAGTTCCTAAAATAGCATCGAAACAATCCACAGTAACATCTGTTAAGAGATTAGAACCATCTCTAGAAAATACTGGGTGAGGAACAATGTGGGCCATTATTATTAAATCTCCAGGCGGAACAGATGAAATTTCATCATCGCCCATCCCTGTATATCTTATAGCCATTCCATTATCTATACCTGGTGGTATAGTTATGTTTACAATTTTTTCTTGCCCACTGGGATATCTAATAGACAAACTTTTGTCCACTCCTGTATATGCTTCTTCTAAACTTAGATTTAGATTCACATTAAGTGTTTTATTTTTTACAGGTTGTCTATTTGTTCTAAAAGTTGGACCATTTGGTCCAAAACCAAAATTGAAACCAAAAGAATTGAATATATCTTCCATATTATCAAAATGTGGACCACCTTGATATCTATGATGACCTTGATTTGGGTTTAAAGGATCTACTCCTGAGTCATACATTCTTCTTTTATCATCATTACTCAGAATATCATACGCTTCATTGATTTCTTTGAATCGTGCTTGATCCCCGCCTCTATCTGGATGATGTTGCATTGCGGCTTTTCTAAAAGCCTTTTTTATATCTTCACTTGAAGAAGAGCGATTAACGCCTAAGACACTATAATAATCTTTCATTGCATTATTATATAACAAAAAAAGGCAACTGTCTAGTTGCCTTTTGAAAATAAAAAATTTTTATACCACTTGTGCAACTGCATAAACGGCAGTAACTAACATAGTTTTGGTTTCCAAATCACTGCATTCTTCGTCCAACCTGTCAGTCCTTACCAAATCTAACATTAGTTCCTTATATTCGCTTTCTGACATTTGTCCATTTTGATATTGCTGTAAAAATGATAATGCCATATTAGCTCTTTCAGAAATTGCCGGATCTGGACTGCCAGTTAATGCTTGTAATTGATCTAACATTTAAAATCTCCCTAATATTGCTTCAGCAGCTCTAGAAGATTGTTTTTGTAAAACTTTTTTCTTCCCTTCACAATATATTTTAGAGCCTTCTTTTTCTTTAGAACGTTTTTGCCAGTCATCCAACGTTTCTTTCATGGGCTTTATAATTTTGATAACATCTTGTTGTCTAAAGCCTTTACTTTGACTGTATAATTCAAACCACTCAACTTCGGCCAATATTTTTGTTGAGTCAGCATACTGTGTGTTTGGTTCACAAGAAATATTTTCTATTTTTTGACGAACATTAATTATGCTGGCGGACTGATTATCGTCCCAAAAACTTGGAATAAGTGTTTTGATAGATGCACAGCCCGACAACGATACTGCAATAATTGCAGCCAGTATCAGTTTTTTCATTTCTTCTTAGCATCCTCTATTTTAGTTCCTTCAAATTTTTGACGAACTTTGACTTTGGTGCAGTTTTGTTTTGGCTTTTTAGTTTTAGGATCGATAACTGGCTTACCATCTTTGCCCTGTACATCGACACATACTGTTTTTACTTCTGGTGCTGCTTCATTTTTTGGCTCATCTTTGGCATATGCTGTACCAAAAGCCATCATACCTACTAATATTGCTGTTGTAAATAATTTCATTTTAATCTCCTTAAATTACTTCATCCTGCTGAGGGGCAGGTCCCTTCGGTGCCGGCTTAGTCGGCGTATTGAACACTCTTGGTGTTGGCACAGTGGAATGTTCCGATTTTTTACTACTAGAATAAGCATTAGCTCCAAAGAACGCTGCGACTAATGCAGAGATAGCAACGAAGTAGGTAGGAGCAATGTCACCGATAATAGTTGCTGCCTTATCTAAACCAAATGCTGATGTAATCATAATAGTAGTTGGATATAATAGCATGCCAAACAATGCGAACCAAGTCATTTTACGCATGGCATCTCGTTGTGCATCTGCATCTTCTAGTTCTCTACGCTGAAATTCCAAATGCATTTTTATCTCATCTCGAGATAAAAATCCATCACCGTTTGTGTCTGCATGATCTAATTCAGACCCGTTTTCTATCCTTAATCCCATATTTGCCGCTCCTTTAACACTTTTAAAACTTATTTTACCTCTTCAAAAATCTCTTTTTGTGCATTGTACCATTCTATCCAGCTATCCACTTTTATTTTACACTCGTGATATTGTGCATAGTTGTCTGTAACAACACTTAGTATCTTGCTAAGTTGTTTAGTATCTTGCTCTACAGTTTTTAATGCTGGACAAGTCTTCATTAACTCTGGAGGTACTTCGGGGAAATTCCTTTTGACAGGAACAGTAGTAGAACACCCTACTAGAAAAATTATTGGAAGAATTAGTGATAATTTAATCATTTCTTTTCTTCCTCCTCTTTAGAAACGTCATCTTCTTTCTTTAATTCGCCTTTGGCAGCAGAATTTAATATCTCTATAGCTATAGGATCAACTTCGCACTTAGCATCGATTATTTTTTCTTTTTCGACGATAATATTTCTAATTACTTCCTGTACTACTTTGACTTCTTTAATTTTTTCTACGATTTTAGTTCGAATCTCGATGTTCTTTTCTTTGGACTTTTGTTCAGCAATAGCAACTTTTTCTTCCATTTCACGAACACGTTCTCTCCATATCATCTCAGTACCATAGCTACCAAAAATATATGCGCCCACAGTTAATAAAATTACGCCTAATATTTCAGCAGGAAATTTATATTGACTGATTAAGGGAATCCATTTTATTAACTTGCTTAAAATATATAGAACGAGGCCGAGACCAGCAAGCCCATAACTTAACCAGATAAAAATAGCATCTGGGAGAAAACTAAGAAGCCAACTAGTCAACCACATTTTAGTGAGCTCCGAAAACGTGTAAAGCGTGAGTATAATGTTTGATTCTATCGTCTAAACCAATGAACCCGCCATTAATTTTCCTAGTCATAGTTTTGATATCGCCCGCGTCTGCTTCTTTATTAAGATTATTTTGTTCCCAAAACCAGCAAGCACTTTGAACAGCACCTTCAAAAGTTTGAAGATATTCTGGAATTTGATCCAAAGGAGTATCAATAGATGCAGCGAAAATTGTATAATTATTTTTTCCAGTTAATTGAATAAGCCCTCTACCTAGATAGCGGAAACCGTCTCCACTTGATTCGTCACTGTTTCCCATTCTATTACTGTAAACTCTATTAGCAATTTTTTCTGGTTGCTTTTCATATGATTTTGCTGTGGCCATATCTGGAAAATACTTAGGGAAAGTTTTTATTAGACTTTCAGCACGATAGTTTAAATTTTCTTTAAGGAATTTAAAGCCGCCACTCTCATGTGCGCATTGAGCAATAAACGCAGCCACACGCTGCGGAGTATTAATTTCGTATACTGGTAAAATTTCTGATAAGGCATTATACCAATAATCTAGATATGGATTTTTACCAATAATTTCACTTAATTGTTGTTTTTTAAATTCAAATGTAAAGCTCATTTATACACCTCATAATGGTTTGATTAATATTGCTTGATCATTCTTTTTTACCATGAATGAATCACCAATTTTTACAACGTCATAACTGCCAAATATCTTATTAAGATACATTACTTCTGCAGATGATTGTTCGTCTAATTTAATATTTGAATTATCTAAAATTTTTGTGTAATGATCAAATTTTTGTAATTCAAATTTTAGGCCATCTGTAAATGGTCTATATAGTGTAATAATATTTTCGTTAACAACAACATCGTCGTACATTACGTCATTAAAAAAATCTTTTACTAAACTATTTCTTGTCTCATTTAAGAATAAGTCATATTTTTCTGGAGTTGATGGCATTGTTTCTGCTATTGTTTCTAAATTATATGATTTACTCTTTGCTTCTTTATGATATCTAAATCTCCAATCGTCGATACCAGTAAGTTTACTAACACCTTCAATTATTTGATTAATATTTTTTATCACATCGTTATTTCTTTCTATCTCGACGAAAACTGAATATTTGCCATCGCTTTCTTCGCCGCTGCTTATATCAGCATCTAATACAAAAGAATAACCTCTTTCTACGAATTCCATAAGATCTAGAGCAGGTAGTCTATCTGCTACTCTGAAACTTAGAACAGCAACATCTCTATCTTCTCCCATTTTACTTTTATAGGTATCGATGAGAAAGGTTGAAGTCACAAACCCTTCTAAATCTTTTGCCCGTAGTCCCTCATTTAATTTCTTAAGCATCCTGACTCACCTCTTCATTTTGGCTTACGTTTGCGTCAGGCATCACGTTGCTATTAATACTTGATTGTCTCATATCGTCAGACATTTTTTCGTTTTCTTTTTTAACATAACCTTGATAAATGTCTTGCATCAGTTTTTTAGGAATCGTGATGGAAACTAACCAAACTAATTTTTCATCTATTTTTCCTTTTTTACTACCTGGGCGATAGTCATCTGGATTTACAATTTTTCTAGGTTCTAAAAGTTTATCTTTTCTGTAAGTAACGACACAGTCATAGTCTGTTAACTTTTTTGCACCATCCGGATTTGGCGCTTTATCTGCGGGCCACATAAATGTACATTTAACAGTATATCTGTTCACGATCGGTCCTTCGACCAACTCGCCATCTTCCCAATTTTCAAACACGTACATGTCAAGCTCGTCTAATACACGTTCAAAATCCTTTAAGATGCTTAATGTGCTGTTTGCCCCATAAATTTCTTTGGTGTTTTTAATAACGTCAATAATATCTAGCATGGTTTAAAGTCCTCATCAATATTTAGCAAAAAATTTGGGTATATGAGCTAGGTTTTTTAACACTCGGTTAAATATCTATGCAGGTCGCTTTAACAAGGAGGTGTTCATTGTCAAGAGCGAAACATAGAGAACGTCAAAATTCTCAAGCAAACTTAATTGATATTAAACAATATCAGCAAAAAAAGCGTCAAGTCCATATAGTTCCACGCAGTTTAACGCAGGAAACTTACCTAGATTTACTTAAAAACCCACGAAAACACATTGTATTTGCTATCGGCCCAGCGGGCACGGGTAAAACTCTGTTGGGTGTTCAGATGGCTATAAAATCATTGCAAGAGCAAACTGTCGAAAAAATAGTCATTACGAGACCCGCAGTCAGTGTGGATGAGGAACATGGGTTTCTTCCAGGAACATTAAATGAAAAGATGGCCCCGTGGACTAGGCCAATTTTCGATGTTTTTGAAGAGTACTATTCAACTCATGAAATAGCTAGGATGATGGATGACGGAATATTAGAAATCAGTCCATTGGCATATATGAGAGGGAGGACATTCAAAAACAGTTTCATAATAGCTGACGAAATGCAAAATGCAACACCTAGTCAAATGAAGATGTTATTGACTAGATTAGGCGAAAATAGCAAGATGGCGGTTACCGGCGACCTGCAACAAGCTGACAGACCATCTGCAAACGGCCTTTTAGATTTTATAGAAAAGTTTCAAAACACTAATTCTAAAAAATCTGTTGACATGGTACAATTCGATGTTAAAGACATCGAAAGACATGAGGCTGTAAAGGAAATTTTACGGATATACGGAGACAATCAGGCATAAAATAAAGGGGCGAATTGCCCCTTTATTCTACTTCCATCCAAGTATGGTCGCCCATGTACCTTACTTTAGTTTGGTACACGTAATCTACAGGCGGACCTGAACTCCAATCATTGGGTCCGTGATGAACTAATAGTGTTTTATTTTTTCTTTGATCCCACACTAACCAATAACTTTGTCCCATGACCACTTGAAATTGGTATTCTGCAGAGTGTACAGCATCAGTAACATCTAATCTTCTCTTAATATCAGCTGCTTGTTTTTGTAATACAGTAACTAATTCCATAATACGATCATATTCCTGCTGAGCATACATCCTAGCATGATTAATCATTATATCTTTTTGTTTAGTTACTGGGATTAGATCAAATTTAGGAGCACCTGCCTCTGTAGGGTAAGGTGTGATATTGCGATTGAAAAAAGGTACAATAGTATTTCCTATTTCAGAATCATAACTATTTCTTCCTTTAGCAGAATTTTTAGTTTTCTTAGTCAACTTTTTCTATCCACCTTAAAGCGAACCAAGTAGCATCTTTTTTGCTTTCAAAGATAAAATCTCTCCTATTTTTTTCATAAGATCCAATAATATTATTATCAATCCAAGAATGAATTTCTTTTAAATCCTCGATAGAATATAGATGTGGTAGTATAACTCTTTTCCAGCCAAGAGACTCAAGCATATTCCAAAGAATTTCTCTGTCCATCTCATTGGCTAATTCTTTGATTTTTTCTTCCATTATCCGATCTGCAAGATCTCCATCTCTATCAGTTAATAACTTTTTCTTAAGCACGGATAAATTTAAGAGTAATCATTTACAAATTTTATTAAGTTTTATTAAAGTTGCACTAAGGTTAATTTCAGGGTCTGCGATCAATGTATGATCCACCATCCCTTGTTTTATGATAATAATAGCTTCGTCTTGAATTACTTCGTCATCACTGAACAATGCTACATTGTCATACAACCAACGGAAAATGCCCTCAATTTCTTCTGGTCTGGAGTTTTCACAAATAATTTTTCTTGCTTTAGATATTTGTCGGGCTTTGAACATCTCTACCATTTTAATTTTCCAATCCTGCATACCTGCATCAGACTTTTCTGGAGCTAATAATTTTCCGTCTCTGCAGTTTTGCTGTACAAGATTAATACATTTTCTTAGATCAGGATATGTTACTTTGATGTATGTATCTAAAGTATCTAGATCAAATTCAATGTTTTCTTCAACTAAAATTGTGGCTGCTCTAGCTGTAAATTCTGTCTGATCAATTTTCTCAAAGTGAAAACTTTGACAGCGACTGTGTATTGCTGGAATAATTTGATTCGGATGATTGCACGTTAAAATAAATCTACTAGTACCAGCGTATTCTTCCATAACTCCACGCATAGCTGCCTGCGCTTCCGGAGTCAAATAGTCTGCCTCGTCTAATAATACTACTTTAAAAGGACCAAATGGCATCATACTGATAAAATTAGTAATACGTTCTCTTACTTCCCCAATACCACGTTCTCTACTAGCATTGATTTCAAGAATATCATATTCTGGAATTTCCAATTCATGAAGTAGCATCTTTGCCATAGTAGTTTTGCCAATTCCCGGACTACCACTAAGCAAAAGATGCGGAATACTACCATCTTTAATCCAAGATTGAACTTGACTTTTTTGATTGTTGTCCCTAAAAACATACCCATCTACTTTTTTAGGACGATATTTTTCTACCCATAATTCTTTCATTTTATATTTCCTTGAGGAGTTTCATTTTTAAAATCCATATAAGGATGAATATCATTGTCAAAAATTTGTGCCATTTGTCTCCATAGACTTTCGCGATCTTCTTGAGTCATACCTGCCTGAAAAGGATATGCGTTTTGTTCTTTGTTTAGGCCAAAATCGTGTCTGTAGGTGTAACACATTGAAGTAATGATTTCATCTCGTGTTTTTATTTGCATTTTCTACTCGATATCTAAGTTCAGTTGTGGAAAAAGAATGTCCCCGTTTATTAAAATAAAATTCAATACCTTTATTGATACACTCGTATTTTCCTGTAAATTCTTTAATTTCATATTCTTCACCTAATATTCTAACATCTATAGGATAACAGAGCAATATGTCTACGAGTTCTTTTTCTGTAGCATAAGGAACAATTTGATCAACAAATTTGCAGGCTTTGAGTTGAATAAATCTTTCAAATACACCTTGGACTGGCACATTTTTTTCATTTGGACGGTCAATAGTAGGATCAGTTTGTAATCCTACTATTAAGAAATCACATTGTTTTTTTGCTTCTTCAAGCATCATTACATGTCCGGCATGAAATAAATCAAATGAAGAACAAGTAAAACCTATCCTCATTTTTTATTTTCCTTAGATTGATGTTCGTCAATAACTCGTTGTGCCCACATCTCTTCATTTTCTAAAACTGGAATATCACATTCTTCGGGTGTCGTAACATCTTTTTTGAATATGTTATCCCAGTTTTTAGAAAATTGATTCTGCGTTACACTATATGGTCTAGGTCTGGATCCCTTACTCATATTACTTTAAAAAATGTTTGTTTAAAACTTCGAGTTTATCTTCATATTCGGCAATATGTGTAATCTCGTTTTCTACAGCAGTCATCCAATCAGTATGATCATGTATAGCCATTGGGTTGTTTAGCATAACTTCAACATTCATTTTATGTTTAATTATATGCCCCGAAAAATGCACTCTGAGTGCGTCCAATAATTCTTTTCTCATATTTTCCTTGTTATCGCCTATCACCAAAAAGTTGCAATAGACTTAAAAATAAATTAATGAAGTTTAGGTATAAACTAAGCGCACCCAAAACTTCCTCCCTTCCATCACCATCACTGCTAACCATTTCTCTAATTCTTTGCGTGTCATATGCCGTTAATCCTAAAAATATTATAATGGCTACGGCAGAAATGACCATTTGCATTAGTGTGCTACCGATAAAAATATTGATTATACTAGCAATAACAATAGCGATCAATCCTACAAATAAAAAAGATCCTAATCCGCTTAAATCTCGTTTAGTAAAGTAACCATAAAAACTCATAACACTAAAAAGTACTGCGGCCCCCATGAATGCAGTAAAAATACTGCCCATGGTAAACACTGCAAAAATTGTAGCAAAACTAAGTCCCATTAGTCCAGCAAATCCATGTAGGAACAATTGTAATCCTGTTTTGTCCAATTTTTCACTGGCAAAAGTCATACCTAGGATAGCTACCAATGGAGCAAAAATTACTACCCATTTGATAATACCTGTAAAAAAGAATTCTAACAACGCAGGAGTACTACCAACAAAATAACTTACAATCATACTAGTAATAATTGCAATGCTCATATGCTGATAAACTCTGCCCATAGCTTCATTAATTTCAGAAGCAGTACGATATGTTGATGTAGCAAACATTTAAATCTCCTTGTGTTTTACTTTTAAAAATTGTGAAAGTTCTGGTGGAGTCCAACCTTCTGGTTTTAATACTTTTCCATCTTCACGCTTACGCACTTTGCCTGTATCTTTGTCAATCTTAGCAAAGTTGGTACGCATTACTTCGTTCCAAGCAGCCTCACCATTAGCACCCATACTATGAATAGCACCAATAGTAACAACAAGAATATCAATTAATGCATCTAGTTGTTCAACCGGATCATTATTTTTAATAGCATCAGCTAATTCGTTAGCTTCTTCTTCAATAAGTTGTAGATACATGCCATATTGTTGCAGATTAGGTTCATCAGTGGTTTGACTGCAAGCATTCATAAATGTAGCTTGATCTTTAAAAGGATTAGTCATTTATACTCCTGGAATATTAAAATTCATTGCACCAACTGAAACACGCATGGCATCTTCTTCTGGTGGTGTATCGCTGACTAACAAAATTCCTTCGTTGTCTACCATCCAAATTTTAATAGGCTCTCCATTTTCTTCGTATTCCATACCCCTAGTCCATCTTCCATGTTGTATCAATACCCATTGACCAGGAACTACTTCTTGTTGTTCTGGCCCAATGAACAATACTTCGGCCCATCTAGGATGTAACCCACTGCTTTTTCCATCATCACTGGTAAGCACGATACCACTTTTTGTTACTGATTCGCCAAAATTCATGTTCTTTACAAAAATATTATCTCGTAAAGGACGAAGATTGCCTTTAATTAGACTCATTTATTTCTCCTGTGATTTAGACTTTTTTCCTTTAGAAAGAATTTTTTGAGCTTCCTCAGGAGTAATTTCCAAATCTCCGCCGAATTCTTCCTCTTCGAATTTTTGAATGTTTTTTAATTCAGACTGCACCTTTTGCTCTACGATATCGTCTCTCTTTTTTAGGATGTTGCCATCAGGAGTGATTTCATCGCCCCTAGCATTTACTTTCATGTTACCTACAGCAGGAACGAGTTCATTTTTCAAACGAATGTTATCAAAATCAATTGGTTTTCCTTGCATAGTTGTATAAATTCTTCTTACCATTATAATCTCCTTGTTTATTATTTTATCATTTTAGAAATTCATGAATGTCTAAATTGTATTGTAAGCTGTTTATTTTATGCAATCCTATCAAAAATAAACAATAACTGGCTACACTTGATCCTCTACCTACACCCCACACTATATTATTTTTTCTAAAAACATCCACTAGATAGATGGCAATTGTTAGAATATGAATCATATCTTTTTCATAAAATAATTCTAATTCTGATACAACTCTTTGATATTCTCCTTCATTAGAAGTTTTATCTAAAAGAAGTTCTACAATATTAATATCAAAATATTCTTCTGGAATAAACCAATTTTTTTGATTTTTCTTATCAAAATTTTCTAATGTGTCTAAAATTTCATTTTTTATAGAAACAGTTTTATCGACACTACACTTTTTAGCGGACACATTAAATTTTTCTACGACATTTTTGTCAATTAGAAACAAATCCGATATATCAATATCGGGATTTTGTAAAATTATATCAATGATTTCTTGTTCAGTTCTTTGAACTTGTCCGTAGGCATCAATTTCCATGTACTCATTGTACACTACTAATCAGTCTTAGTCAACCTATATTAATTAAGTCATCAAAGTCTTTACCGTCATTTTTCAATGATTGGTAATGTTTAGATTGTCTACTATCCTGCTCGTTTTTGTATTCTTCGAGTAGCATCAATACTTGACCAGAAACTGTTGGACTTATTTGTAACGCAGTGAAATATTTTTTGGTCAATTCTTTGACCTTGTCTTCTAGTTGTGAATCAGTTAAACTAGATAAATCTGACTGCATTAAAGGATGCATTATGGTTGCTGTTTGAAAATATCTACTACTGAAACAAATGTATTAATGCCGCCATCAGGACTTGCAACTTTGAATAGATATCTTTGAATATTATTAGAATTATCTGTTCTAGCACAGTCCACATAAGCATTGTTGCCGAATCCAGAACCTAAATGTAGGTATTGAGTAGAACTAGTTAATGTACTATCCAAAACTCCTTTTTGGAAACTAACTCTTTTAGTTCCTGTAGAAGAAATTATCTCTAAAAATATTTCAGAATAGCATCCTACAGGGAAATTATCTACTTGGAAAACGTTTGTGGTGTTCGATATTACATATTTTTTATACTGAAAATCACCAAAAGAAATAACACTGGTAGTAGCAGAAGCATTTACA